CCGAATCGCACGGACAATGCAGAATAATCCACAAAGCCCGTCCATGGTAGGAGATGAATCCTCCCGGGTTCCCGAAGGGACTCGAAAGAATTTGCGACTAGCACTAAAGTGCTTAATCGATTTATTCGATACATTTGGATACAAAGCTAGCGAGAAAGGAGCAGAACATGATATTGAAGGTACCTATAATCATTGGTTAACTCTAGTTACTGAATGTAACGGTGACTGGATGAAGATAGTCAAATACAAAACAGCAGCATACTTCTCTTTTCACACAAACCAAGAGATACCCCCATGTCCTTTTAAAGACACAGAAGATAACCCAGCAGTGTTAATGGGAGGAAGACCTGGAAGATTCCTCAAGCTGTATATGCATGAGGCTAAGCTTCTTGAACAAACGAAGCCTAGACCAGGGAAGCTGAGAAGATTTGAAATGCTCTCCTCAATTAATCAATCAAAGAGAGGAATGCCAAGACCCGACAAAACGTACTTAGATAGAGCAGTAAAAGAAACAATTGAAAAGCTCACAACACCTGAAGTTACCCCCAAGCGTGTGCAACTGTCTCCCGACTGGGCAGACACAACTGGAGAAGATGAATTTATCGAGATGACTCACGATGAATTCAAAATCGCAGAAGATTACTACCGTCTCAAATCCAGATTAGTACGACAATGTCAGCGAACAGTTAAAGAGCTGTTTGCCGGAAAGGTTTATAAAACCAAACAACGAGTCAAAGCATTCTTTCCATCCACCAGTGCGAACTACATTAATAATAGGGAAAACGCCGGCGCCATTGGATATCTTTTAGAGAACCCAGAATTCTTAACAGGGTTGAGAACAGAAAACGGTTACTTGAAAGTAATCGAAGCTGACTCAAAGGAGAACCTCCCTGAATGGTACGAACGAACTCAAACTTGGGACGAGAAGCGAGGACACTCAGTAGCTCCTGGATTTACCAGTGGCTACTCAAGCATCACAAGACAACCCTTGCTCTTCTCACAAGGAGAGGGCAAAAGTGAGATCGAAGTAACAGAATTCTTTAAACGAGGACCAGACTATCTAGATTTCCTAGATAGAAGACATCGCGAAGACGAACGACAACCAATGAAAATATTTGTTCTATCAGGCGAAGACAGGTTTAATAAAGCGTTTACAACTCTTTGGTTACGCCTTTTACAGAGAGCAAACGAGGAAATACGAAACGATAAAAATCGTTCTATTCCTGTTGCTTTACAAGAAAGTCTTAAAGTAAGAGTAATTACTAAACAACAACCAGCAATACAAACAGTCCTCCGACCCCTTTGGAAATTTTGCCATGATGTCTTGCGACAACATGCTACTTTTTGCCTCATAGGTCAACCAGTGACTCCAGGAATTATCCTGAACGCCATGGGTCGCAACCTAAAAGAGGGAGACCGTTACCTATCAGGTGACTATAAAGATGCTACCAATAATTTATATAGTTGGGTCTCAAACTGCATAGCAGAAGCTATAGCAGATGAACTTAAGCTATACCCAGTTGAACGACGTTTACTCCTTGC